CACCGGGCCCGGCCCGTAGACACTCGCCGGGAACGGGATCAGCCAGTCGACCGGGCCCACCGGAATGGACACGGTCCGGGTCGGGCCCGGCAGGCCGTCAACGCTGGGCAGCGTCATGGCGACGGTGATCGCCGTGCCGGCGGACGGGTTCTTTACCAGCAGGGCCACGCCCGCGCCGGTCGGCATCGTGTCGCCGTTCGCGGGCGTGCTGTAGGAAAGCTGCGCCCCGGCGTGCGGCGGCGACTGTACTGCGTATGCGGTCATTTCTGCCCTCTCACTGGGTCCATGCTTCGCACTCGATGCCGAATGTGACGATGACGTCGATTCCGCGGCGCGTCTGCACCTGGTGCAGCGCCGAGTCTGCGGCCATCGTGGCCTTGGCCACCGGCGGCGTCCTGATCAGGTCGTCGATCGTCTTGCCGACCAGGGTTATGTTCGCGTAGGCGATCGTCCTGGCGGATGCGATACTGCCGGCCCCGACGCGGACGACCGACGCGCAGTTGATGCGGAACGTCTCCAGGTAGGCGGGACCCAGGCCTGACTGGACCGTCGTGACAGTAACCGACGCGCCGCCCAGTTCCTCGCTCATCGACCGCGACGGGTACTCGTAGCCAGGGTAGAAACCCGGCCAGCCCACCACGATGACGTCCTTGCCGGACTCCTCGCTCGCCCACTGGCCGTCCTTGACCAGCACCTTCGCGCCCGCAGACGCTACCTGTGCCTCGATGAGCGTCAGCAGCTGCGCGATGGCACCGGGGACGTTCGACTGCCACGGGCGCCCCGACGGCATAACAGCACCACCGGCCGCGCAGGTCCCAGCAGCTCCCGGACCTTCCGCGGCAGCGCCTCGTAGTGCCGGTAGTCGGCCAGCTCCTCCGGCCCGATGACACCGCCGACGCCGCCCGGCCCGCGGCGGGTCTCCCACAGTGCCTGCAGCAGCATCATGGCCGCGTTCTGGTAATGCTGCGGGATCACCGAGTAGCCCGCCGTCCATACCGCCGTCACGTACCCGCTGAGCGACGGTCCGGCCAGGATCTGCTTGACGATGCCCGTGTCCGGGTCGATGAAGTAACCGCCGGACGTCGTGCCCGCTGCGATCGGCGCCGAGACGTACGTCGTCGTGGTGCCCCAGATGATGCCGGTCAGCGAGATCAGCTGGACGACGGGCAGCTTGAACAGCCGGAACTTCCACCCGCTGCAGCGCTGCTCCCACGTGAACGTGAACTGGCGCTGGACGATGACCTCGTTCTTGTGCAGCTCGACCGGCCCGGTCATCGCCGCGATCCAGCTGCGCAGCTCGTCGTCGTCGTCGGTGTACGTCGGGTCGATGCCGAGCTGCCGCTTGGCGTCGGCCAGCGAGACGAGCCCGATCGGCGGCTGCGGCGCGACCTCGAATACGTCGGTGTAGGAGCTGTTCGGGGATGTGACAACCCAGTCCAGCGTGTGACGCCCGGCCTGCGTGATCGTGTAGGTCGCGAGGTAGCTGCCGGTGACGGCGGGCGGGTTCGTGACAGCGGGGCTCGCAGTCGTGCCGTCGGGCAGCGTGATCGTCAGCGTGACGCTCGTCGCGTTAACCGGCACTCCGGCGCTGTTGAGCAGCGGCGGCAGGACGGCCGTGTAAACGTCGCCGACTTCGATCACAGCGGCCTGCTACTCCGCGGTCTTGGCTGTGCGAGTGCGCGGCGTACCGGACGGACCGCTGGCAGAGAGCGCCACGGCGGGCCGCTCGGCGGGCGCCGTCCACTCGTAGTCGACCGTGAACGGCTCGAACAGGTGCTCGCGGCCGTCCAGCAGCGGGTGGCCCTCGCGGACCGTCGTGCGCGACTGGATTACCATCTGCACGCCGCCGACGTCGGCCAGGAATGGCTCTCGCGCCTGGTAGATCTTGTTGCCTGCCATCAGGTCTCCTCAGTCTTCCCGGCCTTGATCCAGCCGTGCCTGGAGTACATCTCGCTACCCGGCGGGTAGTGCGGGTGACGGACCGTCTCCACCTGGTATCCCGCCTGCTCTAGCAGCTCGGTGCAGCCGCGGTGCAGCGGCTCATCGTGGAACTCGATCAGCCATGACGTGCGGCCCAGCTCCAGCAGCCCCACCGCGCCTCGCAGGACCTGCAGCTCATGGCCTTCGGTGTCGACCTTCACGAAGTCCGGCAGGCCGTACGACTCCGCGAGCGTGTCGGCCGTCATGCACTCCACCTGGCGAGTGCCTAGCTCGGGGCCCCACGGCAGCGTCCCGTCGAGGCGCCGACCGAGGGAGTAATCGTCGTAGGGCATCTGCGCGGCGACGAGCTGGCCGCTCTGGATCGGCATCGCGCGCACCGACGTGACGAGGATGCCGTCATGGTCGGCCACTGCCAGCTGCCGCAGCGTAACCTGCGGGTCGTCGCCGTAGGCGTCGCGCAGCAGAGCGAAGGACTCGTCGGCCGGCTCGAACGAGATGACGTGGCGAAACAGCCGCTTCATGCGCCCGGCAGATTCTCCGCTGTTAGCTCCGACGTCCCAGCCGACGTCGCCGGCGAAACCCGACCACAGCCTGTCCTGTACCTCGAACGGGTCCGAGGGAGCCCCAGACGTCACCGCTCCCCCAGCTCCTCTAGGACCGGCTTCCAGTAGTCGGTCAGTACGGTGTCGGCGTCATACCGGAGCGCGTGCTCTCGCGCGGCCTTCCTCTTGCTCCCGAGCACTCCGCGCCGCCACAGTTCGTAGGCATTCTCGTAGGCGCGATGGATGGCGTCGACCGGCGGCATCCGCCAGTAGGCGTTATGGATGACCGACCAATACGGCGCTCCCTGGACCTTCCAGCCGCAGCCGACCTCGGACATGGCCGAGAAGTCGGTGACGACGGTCGGCACGCCGCATGCCTGCGCCTCGGCGATGGGCAGGCCGAAGCCCTCAGCCAGAGAGCAGGCCGACAGCAGGTCCATCAGCCCGTACGTCCCGGCGAGCATGGCCTGGTCGACCAGGCCCGCGCGGTACATGTACTGGTCGCTGAACTGGACGGCTTCGCGGATGCCCATGTCGTGGACCATGTTGCCGAGGTTCAGGCCGATCTTGCCGCCATGCTTGCCCGTGTGCGCGAGCAGTACCGTGTCGGGGTGGCGCCGGTGCAGCTTCGCGAACGCGGCCAGCTGCTCCGGCCACGCCTTGCGGTTCAGGTTTCCGATGTTCGTGGCGTTGATGCCGATCACGAACTTGCCGTCGAGTCCGGCCGCTGCCTTGAGCGCCCGCTTATCCGGCGGCGGCCGGAAGACCGAACAGTCGATGCCGTGCGGCACGTACAGCGGCTTGTGCCCCTGGCGCCTGAGCTGATTTTCGCCGAACCGCGACATCGCTACCGGCTGTACCGCCGACTGGCGCAGCCGCAGCTCGTCGGACAGGGAGATGTGGCGGCTGATCAGGCCGCCGCCGTCGTCGCAGTCGATGGGCATCCAGCTCGCCACCTTGCCCGCCAGTTCGTCGGCCCACGGCTCGGGGTCGAGGGCGTACACGTCGAGGAGGGTGATCACCAGGTCGGCGCCGAAGTGCCTGGCGTGGTGCGCAAGCACGTCGGCGCCGTAGGGATCGTTGCCCGGCGCGTAGACCCTGTGCCCCTGCCACTCCTGCGGCGAGCCAGTCAGGCCGGAGAATGCCGAGATCGCCACCTCGTACCCGAGGGAGGCGAGTCTCGGCACCCACACAGCGGTCTGCTGGCCGTACCCGGTGCCCCACCACGGAGCGACCGAGTGCCACAGGATCTTACGGATCGTCACGCCGCGATTCTACAGTGCGTAGAGCGCGGCGGACGGCTAGCGGACCTGGAGGTACCGGAAAGCGTTCGGCACCAGGACGATGGAGTTGTTGCGCCACATCGCGAAGATGCCCCGCTGCCCGGTCGGCATGCCGGTGCCGGCTCCCGCGACTGCCTGGTTGAACAGGTGCGGGACCAGTTCCACGGACATCCCGATGCGATCCACGATCAGGAACTGCTTGAAGTCGCCCAGGACGGCAGGCTGGTTGCCCGACGTGGTCGCCGAGGTTGCCATGTTGGAGTTCTCGTTGGCCGGGTAGCCCAGGAACTCGGCCGGGGTGCCGGCCGACGGGCGCACCCACGGGTCGCCGGCCGCGGATGCGACCTGCGTCCACAGCTGCCGGAGGGCGTTGTAGCCGCCCTTGCTGGCCAGCCAGTTCGACTGTGCGCGGAAACGCGGGGCCATCTGCGTCTCGACGTTGTACACGTCGGCGATGGCAGTGACGGCCGTCGTCGCGGTGAGCACCTGCTGCGGCGCCCCGGCGATGCCGGTCATGATGCCCTGCGGGTTCGGCGCGGTGCCGTTGCCGGTGAGGAACGAGCCCGCTTCCTCGATGTCCTTCGCGTCCGCGAGCATCATGCTGATCTCGGCCAGCAGGCCGTTCCAGTCCTGCTCGACTTCCACGGAGAACGGCACGAACGCCTGGACGCGGTTCGCGGCCACGCCAGGCTGGCTCATCCCGAACGGGCTGGCGGTCGCGTCGGTGACCGTAGCCGCCTCCGTGCCGCGGGTGACCACGATGCCGGTCGACGTGACGCCCAGCCATTCACGTCCGACGATCTGCTCGACACGGGAGACCTGCCGCAGCGCGTTGATCGCGCCGTTGGAGGTCAGCGTGACCGTCGGGTCGACCTGGTACGGGACCGGGTACGATCCTGGGCCGAACGACGCCGGGGTGCCGATGGTCAGGGCGCGCTGGAGAGCCAGCTGCTCCTCGCTGTTCAGCGATTCGATGCCCTTGGCCAGGATCTTGCCGAACGCCCGGCGGTAGGCGTCGCTGCCGGTCGACAGGATGCGCTGGGCGACGAACCCGGTCGGGTCGTCGGACAGGTTCAGCAGGCCCTCGACGCGGCCCTGGATGTCCTCGCGGTTCCGGGCCCGCTCGCCGGGGAACCGGCCGAACTCCAGCACCCGCATCGCCCGGTCGCGGTAGATCTGCGGCAGGTCGTCGACGGTGCGGGCGTACGTCCGCGCCGAGGCCATGTCCCAGATGTCCTTGTCGAGCTGGCGGGACGACGGGACCAGCGTCCCGCCGAAGGCAGTGCGCTGCGGCGGCTGGTGGCCGTTGTCGTCAGCGGACTGCTGAGCGTAGCCGGAGTCCGGGTCGTAGCCGGGAACTCCGCTGCCCTGGCGGGACGCCATAGCCATGAGGTACTGCGTCCGGGCGGTCTGCGCCCTGATCGCCTCCTCGTGCATCCCGTTCTCGGCTGCCAGCGAGTCCCACTCGGACTGACGGTCGGCGGGGAGAGCGGCGCCAGCGAACTCGGCGTTCAGCTCCTCCTGACGGCGGCGGATCTCGGACTGCCGAGCCGCGCGCTCCTCCACAGACATAGTCTGCTCGGGCATTGTGCTTCCTCCTTCATGCGTGGTGCGGTCGTTGCCTGACGACCGCACCTGCGGCCCGGCGGCACTGCGGGACGCAGTGCCTTGAGACTCCGGCTGACGGCCGGAGCTGCTTGTGGACTTCGCCTTGCCGGCGTCATCGTCTTCGGTCTGGTGGCCGAACTTGTGCATGGCCGCCTCGATCTTGTCCTTGACCTTCTTCAGGTCATCGGCGCTGTACTTGCCCGCGTTGTCGGCCTGGTTGATGTAGCCCCAAGCCGCAGTGGCGTGCGCGTCGGTGTCGATCGGGTAGCGCTTCTGCTTGTCGGACTGGTAGCCAGGGTCGGCGTACTCGACGTTGCCGTACGGCTTGCTGCCGTCCCCCGGCGCGTCGCCGCCACGCTCGGCGCGAAGGCCGGTGGCGAGCCGGACCGCCACTGCCGGGTCCAGTCGCTCAGCCTGCTCGACAGTCAGGTCGTAGGCTGCGGCGACGATCGCCAGCTTTGCCCGGCCGCTAACGCTGACGCGGTGCGCGTGGTCGTGGTCGGCATCGTCGTAGTGCGTGTGCTCGTGATCGTGCTTGCCGTCACCATTGACGTCCGGCCCGCTGTGCGAGTTGTGCTGATGACTATGGCGGCCGATAGCTCGCCCGTGGCCTTCCTCTCCGGCCGGCACCGCGGGGGCGCTGTCGTTGTCGCCGTCAATGTCGGACATCATTGCCCGCTCCGTTCCCGCAGGCTCGCGCCCGCTGCTCGAAGTTGCGCCAGCGGTGACGGCGTCGTATGCCGAGTTGGCCAACATCCGGCCGCACTGGTCGCAGTACCGGGCGTCGGGCATGTTCCAGGCGCCGCAGTTCGCGCAGTGGACGGTAGCGCCTGGCTCATGGTCCGCGTCCGGCCCGCCAGGCCCGCCGAGAAGCGGCATCTCGTTCGGCTGACCCCAGCCGGGCAGGGCCGCGCCGCACTGGTCGCAGAACTCGGCGTGGTCGTCGTTGTACTTCAGGCATGACGGGCACTGGACGTCTTCGCCGTCCTGCCGGGTGTACTCGGCCGGCCCGCCATGCGACGACTCGGCGCGGACTCCGACCACTTCGGCCTCGGGATAGGCCGGCATCGGCGTCAGGCCGTACTCGATGGGCAGGATCTCGTGGCGCGTGACCTGCGGCAGCCTGCCGGTGGCGGGGTCGCGCCGGTAGCCGCCTGGCGGCTTCGGCGGCGTCGTGCGCAGGAAGATGCCGGTGAACGACAGGCCGCCCAGGGCCCGCTTGCCGGTGGCCGGGTCGACATTCCGGACCGCGGCCAGCAGGCGGTCGCCGTCGGGGCCTTCGTTGACCAGCGTCTCGGTGTACCAGCCGCGGTGATCCTCGCGCGACACTACCGGCGTGCCGTACGGGACCGAGTTCTCCGCTGACGGACTGCCGTCCAGGTTCCTGCCGTGATGGTAGACGGAGAAGATCCGGTCGCCGCGCTGGGCGAGGCCGGCAGCGAAGGCGCCCGGAGCGATCCGCTCCTCGTAGTCGCCGTCCTGGTCGTGGATCGGCGTCCAGCGGTTGAACACGGCCGCATAGGCGCAGATGGTGCGGCCCGACACGGAGGTGCCGTCATCGAGCGGCATTACCCGCGAGTGCAGCTCGTCCGTCATAGCGATGGCGCCTTCCCGTTTCCGTTGGCGCTGCTGGCGCCGCCTGCTGGCTGGTACTCGTCGAACTCGAGCGGAGGCTTCGGAGGCTTCCCTTGAGTCGGAAGCGTCCCCTCGGACGGAGGTGACAGTTGAACACTGGTGAGGCCAGTGTGTTCAAGCTGCGTCCAGTCGCCGCCGCCGGCGACAGCCTTGACGACACTGTCCGGGTCGAAGCCCTGCATGATCAGCTGGCTGATCATCTGCGATTCCTGCATCCTGATCGCCGCGACGTCCTGCGCGTCATCGCGGGTGACCGGCACGTTGCGGTCCAGGTACAGGTTTGCGCCGGGCGGCGGCGAGACGATCGCCTCCATCGAGCTGGCCGCGTTCGTCCACAGGTGCTCCAGCGTGCCGTCGGTGAACCTGCGCCGGGCGCTGGTGAAGTTGCCCGCGTTCAGCGAACTGCCCTGCAGCCCTTCGGCGAACCCCACCCAGGACGGGGGAACTCCGGCCGCGGACGCCAGCCGTGACTCGGCGCGGCCCTGCATGACGGAGTAGTCCATCTGCTGGAAGTTCAGCCCGACCGTTACCGGGTCCGCCCCGCCGCCGAGGTACAGCGTCTTCCAGGCGTTGAACGCGCCGGCGTGATCCTCCTCCAGCAGGTCCCTGAACTGGCGCACCTTGTCGATGTCGATCGTGGGGTCGAACTTGATCGCCAGGTTCGGGGTCTTTGCGTTCTCGAAGAACCGCAGCTTGTGCTCGGTGGCGAGCGTGTCACCCTGGAGTTCCCGGATGACCGGCGTCAGCCAGCTCATGCCGAGGAAGTGGTAATACGGGTCGGGCAGCGGCGCGTAGTGGCAGACCTGCTCGGGGAAGTACAGCTTCTGCTCGCCGGACGGCGGCGTGTACAGGTACGCGGCGACCTCAACGTCAGGTGCGTCCTGCGGGTGCTCGGAGTCCGTCTCCGAGCCCAGGATGATCGTGACGAACTCCGGGCGCAGCCGCGACAGCTTGCCCGGACGGACCTTGAACGTGTAGCTGTTCCCGGCCAGCGATGCGTCGACCTCCATGCGGGCCAGCAGGTCGGCGGTCGTGCTGCTCGGGCCCCACGGCCGCTCCAGCACCTTCAGGTCCGGCGTCCCGAACAGCGGGCCCGGCTTGGAGCCGTTGAACCTCGTCCACTGGAAGCGGGGCTGCGCGAACGCCTGCACTCGGGCGAACACCAGCGAGGCCACCGGGCCGCTGGCCTTGTACGCGCCAACGCCCGACATGGCGACGCGCTCGCGGTCGATCGAGCCGAGCGTCGTCTGGATGATCGGGTAGGCGAGGCCGGCGAAGTTGAAGAAGTTCGAGTACTCGTTGAACGTCAGCGGCGAGTTGAACAGCGACCGGCTGGCGCGCGAGTCCGCGAACGCCGCGTTAGCGCGGTCGAGCGCCGACGGCCGGGAGCCAGCCGGCGCGTCCCGCACCAGCGCCCGGCTGTGCCGGAACGCCCGCTCAACCTCACCAAGTGCGCTCAACGGCTATC